GTCTGTTGTAACGTAGGATAGACTCGCTCCTCTTGAGTTTGACCTACCACAGGATCCTAAGATCTTAGTGGTATAGATAAATCAAGATCGCTCGAGTCCTCCTGCAATTGAGCTGACGTTGATTCCATCAAGTTGAGCAGGTGACTATGATGATCGTCCAGCATGTTGAGGAACAACACCACTTTTCTCAGAGCCATACAGGCCTCAGTCACAGTAGTTATCTCCTGATAACAAAGTGTCTCCTCTCTCATTTAACTCGTGGCCAAAGCTCTCTAGTTTGTACGCTGTCCTCCGAGTGTATCAGGTCTCCTGGGGACCGAAGATTTCATGCGTTGTGCGAGCAGCTCAGTGAGTCCTGATACGTACTTTTGTTCCTCACACTAGTCCTCACATCTATCGTCTTTCAGTCTCCTAGGGCCTTTGACCAAGGCTGCCAATGGGGCTATCTCTGGAAATAGCTGCATGATGGCCATCTTAATTATTGGAAATGAGGTCTTGATAAATTCCTCACTAGACACAAGGTCTTTGACTCTCTCCATACCCGAGAGAACCATATTCTTCATAGATTGTACTAAGGGCAAGTCAAGAATTCCAGAGACACCACCTAGCAACTTGTGTCTTAATTTCTCCGCGGGGGAGGAAATCATAAAGTGCAACTCAGAGGTTCAGAGAAGTTCTAAGGCATTGCTGGTTGATACCAATCTTGCGTCTCTTATCTCCAGACTCTGTGCACTGTCATCAGGGGTTCCTTCAAAGTGCCTGACAACTTGCAAGTCGAATGTCATTCCAGGGGTCGCACCTTCTATCGTTATGAGCATTGTATGAGGTCCCAGTGATGCATTGTTAATTCCCACTAGTGAACTAGATGGGGCAGCGTAAGGAGTGACATTTCCCGAAGTGGTTAGGCACACTACTGCTGGGCCCCACACTTGTGGCTGAGTTACTGGACCTACTGGACCATCTTGAGTCTAGAATACCTGAGGGTTTGGTCCTGCAAACACGCTTGTAAAGTCATAAAAGTCTTCTATATCTGAGGTACTCGTAGGTCTATATGTGGCACCACATAAGAACGAGTCTAGACCAAGTACATTTCCTGCATCCGTTGCTGGAAAGACCTTTGCATAGTATTTGCTGTTTGACAATTGATCCATATAGAAGTCCAAGCTCTTGTCTATCTGAGCCGCTCATCTATTGTAAACTGCTTTGATTACCCCTGATTCAGTGTCTGAGTGCGAGGTTTTTCTTAGTGTAATACCTCCAGCTACCAATCTTAGCTGCGAGAATAAAGCCACTTATGCCATGGCTTGTCCTACTATGGTCTATGCCTTGAGTGTTGTCCCCGCTATCCCGAAGGGGTAGAACAGTTCAGCGTAGTTCTGCACAACATTTCCTGCGGGATCATACTCAGTGTCTATCCTAACTGCAGGAGTGGAAAAAGGATTGGTCAGCCCCGTGAATACCACATAAGGTGAAGCGTGAATAGTCTGCAAGTTTACTAGAATCATACACCTACCAGTCGCGTCTACAACTATCTGAGTGTTTTAGGTGTCAGACACAGCAATAGTCGAATCCGATACCATGTTAGGTATCCTCACTCCCTTGACAGTCTGTAGAAAAGGATTTACAATAGCCAATCTGTATTTGTGCTCGTCTATCTGTGAATAGTGATCTAGTTCCTCACCTATTGTTTCAAAGATGTCGTCAAGAGAAGCAGGTAGCTCATCTACTGCGTGTTTAAGGAATCTGAGATCTTTGGACACTTGCTCCAAGTTCTGATTGCTGGCTCTATGTGCCTACTCTGCCTGAATTAGTCACTGTTATAAGTCGTGGTTTTGCATTAATAATCCCTCATTAGGACCCTCCACTTGAGTGTATTGATGGGGCACTGGTCGGCTAATCATCGCATTCCCGTATCCAAGTGGACCTTCCACCTCAGTGTACTTTCCTGAAAGTGCCATTTATTACTGGGGTGGAGGCTTGTCAAACTTCGACAGTGTATCCCCCCTCAATGATTGTATCTTCTTGTAAGCTGAATTGGAGTAGTTGCTAGCTTCCGACTTCTCAAACTTCTTTTCCAAGTTCTTCCAGTTGACTCCAAGTTTCTAGTTATGAGCAGTGGCTCTTCTGATCCACTGTTTGGATCTTATCGGGTCCAGCATCTTCATTTCGCGGTACATAACCGAAGGAATATGAATCACAAGAGGAACTGCTGCCAATTGGAGCATGTATGGGATTAGTTAGTCGAGTTCCTATGTTGATTGCAGGATCAATACTTGATTGTCTCCTACTTGTTTGATTGCAAAGTAATCCAATGCCTTAACCGCCTATTGGATTCTTGACACATCTTCTGCTGTTGTTGGTGCTCAAGGCCCTAAGGCCTTCAACAGTGCTTCAAAGCTCATGCTCTGTATTAATTTTCAATGGCCTTCACTGCAAGATGATTGACACATTTGCTAACATAGCTACTTGCTGTGTGCACATTCTAGTGTTAACCTTAGTGTTTAAACTTGACATTAGGTTAGGCTCAAGACCATTCACTTTAGCGGGTTCATAAGCAGCTAGCAGTGTGGGGTAATCACTCATTTTGCAAAGCACTCTATGACCATGAAGGCCTGAAATGGCACAGAGTAGTTTATCAAGCTCCTCCCCATAGATCTAATTGAAAAGTACATTCGCCTCAGGAGTTGCTTGCACTCACAGAGAGTACTCATTTGACTAGTATTTTCCTCCTCTGCCTCGTTTTCTGGGGGTTTCCTGGACTACCTGTTTAATCACTTCGTCAAAAAGTTTTTCCATCTTGTCAAGTCCTTTGAATTCATGTTTCATTGAGCAAGCTTTTCCATATATGTAGTCCAAAGCATTGGTGCTATTGATCTTACCACTATGTCTTGTCCAGTAGGCAAATTTGAGTAGAGATGAGCATGGATTTTTCCATCCCACTAGTTGATCTTTGTAATAATGAAGTTCAATCTTGCAGAAGGTGGCTCCTTCTAGTCCCTCTCTAATATTGTATGTCATGTCTAGTCCTAGCAACTTCGCTACGGTGGCAGTGTGTGCTAAGAATTTGTGATCATTGCTGCCAATGAGGCCATCATCTCCTTCTACAACAAAGTCATAATCTTCTAATCCGTAAGTGTGTGCAGCAAACTATATGACCATCTAGTTTAGGAATGTGTTGCCCAGGGATGTCATCATTTCACCAGACTTTCTAGACCGGAAATCTACAAATTACACATCTCCATTCTTTGATGAGCAAAGC